GAGGCATTGAAAGATACTTTTAAAAGAAGATGCCATATTTATGAAGTATCTCCTTTAACTTCCGATGAAATGAGAATCCATTTAAACAAAATTCTAAAGGCAGAAAAGATTGAAAATTATCCTCAAGAAATATTGGATAAAGTAATTGATCTTTCTGATGGTTCCCCTGGGATTGCTCTGAAATATCTTGACATGGTCATTGATATGAAAGAACATCCTGACAGGGCTTTAAAGACTTTAAAATCCACAGGAACTTCTGATTCTGAAGTTATTGAAATTTGCAGGACAATAGTAAACTTCAATGTCAGTAATAAGAACAAATGGTTTAAGGTTCAGAAAATATTAAAAAGTCTCAAAACTGACGGTGAGTCTGCAAGAAGACCTGTTTTAGCTTATTTGGACAAATGTTTATTGGGAGCAAAAAATGAAAATGCTGCCGGAATTATTGTTTTAATGATGGAAGAATTTCAACACAATTTCTTTGATAATGGTCGAGCAGGATTTGATGCTGCATGTTTTAAAGCTTGTTTTATGGCAGATGAGGAGTAAAAATGAAATTAATAGAATTTAAATTACAAGTAAATGAATGTCCGGTTTGTAAAAATCAAATGATGCAAAAAGACACACAAAGTTTATTTCCTTCAGATCGTTTAAACCAAACTAAGCAAATGCAAGAAAAAGAAATTGTGTATCAGTCATCAAGATTTTGTGTTGATGGAGAACCTATTTGTATAAAATGTGCTGAAGAAGGGAAAGCGTCTTTTATTTGTTTTTTATGCCATGAAAGACAACCTTCAAATAAAATGAAAAACAAATATGGAGATCCTCCTGATTATTTATGTATTGATTGTTTTTCTTCTGTTTCAGCAAAAGAATGGAATAATGCTGAAACACATTTACATAATATTCATAGATATGACTTTGAATAAAAGGTACTAACAAATGATTAAACCTAATGAAATGAGAGATTACCGAAGGGATATTGATGTTGACCCGGAAAATTTAGAAGAAGAATGGGTAATGCACCCTTCAATATATTTATATTATTCAGAACTTTTGGCTCAGGCTCTTTTTGACAAAGATGAAGCAAAATTAAAATTAGAATGGATTGATGCAAATATTGACTTAGATATCAGAAAAAATTATACTAAATATGACTTTGAAAGTAAGCCTTCTGAAGGGGGCATAAGAAGCACAATTATAAAAAATAAAAAACATAGAGAAGCAGAGAATATTTATAATCTTTCATGTAAAAAGGTTAATTCATTAACTGGAGTTAAAACCGCATTTGAGCATAAAAAACATGCCTTGTCTAATTTGGTTTCTTTAAGAATTACAGGATTTCATTCTGAACCAAGAAATAAAATTCAAGATTTAAAAAGTAAAGAGAGGGTAGATTCTTTTAAGGATAAAAGTAATCGACTTAATAATAACCCAAGGTTGAAATCTAAAAAGGAGGATAAAAATTAAAACATAAAAGAATATAAAATTTAATTGAATTTTAAAAAGGAAATTAAAATGACATCATTTAGAGAACGAATGAAAAAACAAAAAGACCAATTTAAAAAAACCGTATCAAATCCCGCCGCATCAGGTCTTGCCTCTTATCCTACTATCTTTGTAAAATCAAAGATTCCTAACGGAGTTACTTTTTTTAAACCAAAAGAAAAGACTTATATCATTGACATTCTTCCTTGGGAATGTGGTCCGGATATGCCTTTAGACAATGAAGGCGCTCCTATTGCCAATGAGGGAGATTTTGTTGACTTTTTGGATGTTGCAGTACATCAAAACATAGGGGTACGAAATGAGCCTTTTGTCTGCCCCCAAATAAATTTTGGGGAGCCTTGTCCAATATGTGAACATATTGCAATGGAAAGATTGGAGAAAGAGATTTGGAGTAGGGTTAAAGCAAAACGAAAAGCTATTTATTTAATTTGGGATAGAACAGATGTAAAAACAGAATCCTCCGGAATTCAAATAATAGAGCAAGCTTATTTCTTTATGGAGGAGAAGCTTAGAGAAATTTCTGTGTCACCTATTGATGGGGGAAAAACATATTATTCTGATCCTGATGAAGGAAAACACGTTTGTTTTACAAGAAAAGGATCTGGTTTAAATGATACATCGTATATAGGGCATCGTTTCATTGACAGAGAAGCAAAAATTCCTGAGAAAATTTTGAATCAAACTTTCTCTTTGGATCAGGTAATTAAAATGCGTCCAACTTATGAAGAAATTGAAAAAGCCTTTAAAAGCGGAACTAAAGGAATTCATAGTCCGTTAAAAGGAGGAACACCTGCTGATACGAGAAATTCAATCAAACCAGACGAAGATGAGAATCCTTTTCTGACTCCCCATACTAAGGCAGAAAAGAAATCAGAAGCTCCTCCGGTAAAGAAGAAATTTGTAATAGGTGGAAAGAAAAAATAAAAAGGTAAAATAAAATGACCTTGTTAAAAATTCCGATAAAATCTGTAAAAAAACCAAAAGATTCTGTCGCATCTCAATATGAGGACAGTATGACAAAAGAATCTGTTCCTATTATAAAAAAGATTGATCCTGATAAATTAGTTCCTACCGGATCGGTTCGATTTAATTTAGAATGTTCCGGGAATATTGGGGGAGCTTTTAGAACAGGAAGAATGGTAAATTTGATCGGAGATAGCCATAGTGGCAAAACCGCCTTGGGTCTTACTGTCTTTGCAGAGTGTAACAAATTGGAGCGATTTAATCATTATAAGTTCATTTATGATGATGTGGAACATTCTTGTGATTTTGATCTTGATGCAACTGTAGGAAAATCTTGTGCTGAAAGAATTGAAACCGATCATAAAAGTATAACTATAGAACAATTTAGTGATAGAATCGCAAAATTGCTTGAAGGGGATAATCCGTTTATTTACATTTTAGATTCTTTTGATGCCTTAACAACAGAAGCAGCTTTGGAAAAAGACGGTGAGAATAGAAAGAAGAGGGAGAAAGATCAAGAGATAAAAGGATCATATGGAGACGGAAAACCTAAAGCATTTGCCCAATTTTGTTCTTTAAGAATAGGAGGATTGGCAGAACAAGAATCCGTATTAATAGTTATTTCTCAAACCAGGGATAACATAGGCTTTGGAGCTATGTTCTCCCCGAAAACAAGAAGCGGAGGGAAAGCTTTAAAGTTTTATTCTGCTTTGGAGGTTTGGTTAGCAGTTCAAAAAAAAGAGAAAGACGGAAAAAGAATAATTTCCACCGCAGTACAGGCAAAAATAACCAAAAACAAATTAACCGGGAAAAGTGGGGAAGCTTATTTCATTATTTTAAACGATTATGGAATTGATGATATTAAATCTTGTATTCAGTTTTTGATTGAAGAAGGGGCTTGGAAAGGAACACCTTCCTCTATTGATACAAAAGGATTTATGCCTCCCGTTCAAGATTCCCGGAAAAATTTAAAACATCCTTCCTTAACAAAAATTGTTGACTATATTGAAGAAAACAATTTGGAAGAAAATTTGTACCAATTGTGTCAAGAAACCTACGATGACATAATTGAAAAATTACGTCCAAAAAGAAAACCTAAATACACTTAATTTAAAAGGAGCAAAAATGGTAGCTAAAATTACGAAAGAACCGGCAACAACAAATTTGGAAATAGATTTTTCCAGAAATACAAGGGTAAAAATTGAAATTTGTCAAACTCTGAATGTCCAAGACGGAGGAGGAAATAATTTCATTAAAGGAGGAATAACTGTTGAAACAAATATTAAGGATAGTTCTGATCTTGAATCTGAAATTGATGCAATTTGGGAAAAAGTAAGTGCTAAATTAGATTCAAAAATGTCAGGAGTTCTTCCTGATGATGAATTGGCAGAAGAGATAGAAAATACGGAAACTGAAGAAGAAACTTCTGAGGAAACTTCAGAGGAAACTTCAGACGAAGTTCTTGAAGAAGCTACGGAAGAAGAATCAGAAGAAGTCCAAATCACTGAAGAAGATATTATGAGTATGGACAAAGCTGACCTTATTGAATTGTGCAAAACTACTGAAGGATTAGAAAGTGTTTCTGAAAAACTTCCTTTGAAAACAATG